GGGTGTCGGTGCGCTTAACGCGGTCTCCGGTATTCTTGGAGGCCCGACCGTTGGTGGGGCCTTGTTCGGGCAAAGCCCAGACAAGGGCATGTCCTCTACTGGCTACGATCTAACCGCTACCGGCCCAGAAACCTCGACGGGTGACTTTGGGGGCAGTGGGGGTGACAATATCCCTGTTGCTACAGGATATGCCGGTTTGACTGGAGGAGGTTCTACCGGTTTGACTGGAGGAGGCTCTGCCATCTCGCCAACCCTCAACAACGCGGCCCTTCTCGATCTCGCTAACTTCGTCATTTCCCAGTCGCAGCCTTCAAGCACACCTACTGGAGTGACGCCTTATGTCGGCCTCTCAACAGGTGGCGCACCTGTTTCCACGACTTCCCCTGTTCCGCAATTCGCGGCGATAGACTATCCTACCAGTCCCGCTTGAGGAGAAAACGTATGTCTAAGTTCATTCGTGGGGGCGCTCCCCGCATGAAGGTGCAGACCCCCACCATCGGAACAAGCCTCGATATCGTTGGTCAGGGCAGTGTCCCCTATGCCAAGACCACCGACGTCAAGATCGAGGCCGCCCCGAAGGGCGAACAAACCGCTCGCGGTTTCGGCCTCCAGCTTCGCGCGACGAAGTTCGTCCTTCGGTAACTAGAGCCCTCCCCTCGGGGAGGGTTTCTTTTGATGGAACAACTCGGTGTCAGACCTTTACTTTGTTGACAAACTTCTTAAAGTGATCCGCGAGCGGCGGTCAGTGGTTGTTGAAGCGATGACAGAAGGCTCGGTTAACGATTTCGCCGCTTACCGTCACCTTCGTGGCAGGCTTGAAGCTTGGAACGAGGTCGAGCAGGAAATCCGCCTTCTGCTGAAAAAGGAACATCGTGACGATGACGAGTTTGATTCTGCCTGAACACCTTGCCAACAAGCTCAAAGGCAAGAAGGAGGAAGAGGCCTCCAACACCCCAGACGCTCTTTCTGAGGCCTACGTCAAAGCCGAAGAGCGGGTATTGGACCCCAGCAAGCTTCCCGAATCCGCCCTCGGCCGTCTTCCCCAGCCCACTGGCTGGAGGCTTCTCGTTCTGCCCTATCGTGGCAAAGCCAAGACCAAGGGCGACGTTTATCTCCCCGATGAGTATGTCGAGCGCGTCAGTCTGGCTACGGTCGTGGCCTATGTTCTGGCTGTCGGCCCGGACTGTTACGCAGACAAGAACAAGTTCCAGAACGGACCGTGGTGCAAGAAGGGTGATTGGATCATCCTCGGCCGCTACGCCGGAGCCCGCTTCCGCATTGAAGGGGGAGAGGTCCGCATCATCAACGATGACGAGGTCATCGCAACAATCGCTGATCCTGACGACATCATGAACGTCTGAGACAGCGCACTTAGGAGCAAAACATGGCAGAAGAGCAGGACAAGGACGAAGCCCTCGAAGTAATTGTCGAGGACGCTGCCCCAGAGGCAGAGGCCAAGGACGAACCGAAAGCCTCAGTCAAGGACGAACCTGAAAAGGACGAGCTTGAACAACAGTCCGAATCGGTCCGCAAGCGCATCGACAAACTGACCTACCGTCTTCGTGAGGCAGAGCGTCGTGAGCAGGCGGCACTGGAGTTCGCCAAGAGCCTGAAAGGCGAGGTCGATAACTATAAGGCCAAGTCGGACACCCTTGATAAGAGCCTTGTCCAAGAGTTTGATAACCGCCTGAAGGTTCAAGAGGCCCTCACGAAGGACAAGCTCAAGTCCGCTATCGACATGAACGACGTCGATGGGCAGATCGAAGCCCAGCGTATGATGGCCCATCTGGCCGTTGAGAACGAGCGTCTCCGTGTTTCAAAGCTCCGCCGGGAGCAGGAGGCCGCGGTTCCTCGTCAGGAGCCCGTCTATACACCCCCGCCTCAGCAGGAAGTTCGGCCTGATCCGAAGGCGCAGGCATGGGCGGACCGCAACGAATGGTTTGGAACCGACGAGGTCATGACCTTGGCGGCGTTCAATTTCCACAAGAAACTTGTTGAGTCGGAAGGCTTTGACCCTACAAGCGACGACTACTATGGCGAACTAGACCGGCGCATCCGCACCGAGTTTGCGCATAAGTTCCCGCAATCAAAGCCTCAAATCCAAACAACTGTTGCAACTGCTCGCTCGGCCCCTCGGTCAGAGAGCAAGAAACAGATTCGTTTGACCCCCTCACAAGTCGCTATTGCCAACCGCCTTGGAGTTAGCCTAGAATCCTATGCTAGGCAGATCCAGAAACTTCAGGGTTAAGGAGCCAATCATGGACCGTACACCTCGTTCTGAAACTGCTAAGACCAAGACTGCCCGCGTACAGACTTGGAAACCCCCGTCCACTTTGGACGCACCTCCCGCTCCTGCGGGGTACGCGCACCGTTGGATTCGTATCGAGGCCAATGGGTTTGACGACCGGAAGAACCTCTCCGCAAGACTTCGCGAAGGCTTTGAGCTTGTTCGCGCCGAGGAATACCCGGACTGGGATCTCCCCTCAATTCAGGACGGCAAGCATGCCGGAGTGATTGCAGTGGGCGGACTGGTACTGGCGCGTATTCCAACCGAGATTGTTCAGCAGCGCAACGCCTACTACCGCGGACAAGCGAGAGATCAGCTTGATGCAGTAGACAACGACATGCTGCGGGAACAACACCCTTCCATGCCGATCATTAAACCTGAACGGCAAAGCAGAGTCACTTTCGGCGGCCCAAAGGGTTCCGAATAACTGAAACAAGGATCTGAGCAATGGCAAATATCGATGCCGCGTTCGGGCTTCGCCCGTACAACATGCTCGGCGCTGGTGCCAACACCAACGGCAACTCGACGTATGTGATCCAGACAACTTCGCAGGCGGGTACTTCTTCGGTGATCTATCAGGGATCCCCGGTTATCCCCACCTCGACAGGTCTGGTTAACATCGTTGGCGCAGCCGCTGGTGGTACGGTTCCGCTGCTGGGCGTCTTCCTTGGCTGCAACTACACCGACCTCAACGGCAAACCAGTTTGGTCGCCGAAGTGGCCCGGTACGGCTTCAGTCATGGCCAACACCTACGCAACGTGCGAAATCGCGGCGCATCCTGATCAGCTCTTCCTGATCAACTGCGACGGCGCTGCCGCTGACGAGTTCGTCCACGAAAACGCAAACTTCTCTTCCGCCACAAGCGGCAATGCTATCTCGGGCCTCTCGTCCGCAGAGCTTGCTGTCTCGACGATTGACGAAGGTTCGGGTTCGGATGTCCTCAATCTCCGTGTCGTTGGCTTCTCGGATCAGCCGAGCAGCGAAGACCCGTTGGTTGCTGGTCGTCTGGCCATCGTGATGCTCAACAACCACTTCTACCGTTATTCGACTAACGGTACGAATCAGGGCATCTGAGGAGATTGAAAGATGGCTATTACACGTTCACAACTCCTCAAGGAACTTGAGCCCGGTCTCAATGCCCTCTTCGGCATGGAGTACGACCGCTACGACAACGAGCATGCCGAGATCTTCGACACCGAGTCTTCGGACCGCGCGTTTGAAGAAGAAGTCATGCTCTCCGGTTTCGGTCAGGCTCCGGTCAAGGGCGAAGGCTCTGCCATCGCTTACGACACGGCTGGCGAAGCCTTCACGGCCCGCTATACCCACGAGACCATTGCTCTGGCGTTTGCGATCACCGAAGAAGCCGTGGAGGACAACCTCTACGACCGTCTCTCGGCTCGCTACACCCGCGCTTTGGCCCGCTCGATGGCCAACACCAAACAGGTGAAGGCGGCTGCTGTTCTGAACAATGCGTTCAACAGCGTCTACAAGGGCGGCGACGGCGTGGAACTCTGCGCCACCAACCACCCCACGACGGGTGGCGGCAACTTCTCCAACGAACTCGCGACCGCTGCGGATCTGAACGAGACTTCTCTCGAACAGGCCCTCATCGACATCGCGGCGTTCATTGACGAACGTGGCCTGAAGATTGCGACCCGCGGCCTGAAGATGATTGTGCCGTCGGCACTTCAGTTCACCGCCGAGCGCATTCTCGTGTCGGATCTCCGCGTCGGCACTGCCGACAACGACATCAACGCGATCAAGTCCATGGGCCTTCTCCCACAGGGCTATCGCGTCAACCACTTCCTGACCGATCCGGACGCTTGGTTCATCAAGACCGACGCTCCGAACGGCCTGAAGCACTTCAATCGCTCGCCGATGAAGACTTCGATGGAAGGCGACTTTGAAACGGGCAACGTCCGTTACAAGGCTCGTGAGCGTTACAGCTTCGGTTGGTCGGATCCGCGCGGCATCTTCGGCTGCCCCGGCGCTGCTTGATCCAATAAGGGGAGGGTTTACGCCCTCCCCTTTCTCTTCTACACTGCTTTCATTCCGGGTGATTCCGGTTCTACTGACAGCCCCGGCTGACGCTGCACAGACAGTAGGACCCCATCGTGCAGGAGAAGCCTCATGGCTCGCACTACGTTTTCTGGTCCCGTCGCTTCCGACAACGGCTTTATCGGCGGCACCGTTTCTTCCCCGATTGCCTTTACGACCGCTGGCAACATGTCCAGCTTCTATGGCACATCGTCCGCCACGACTGGCGACACCCGCCTGAACTACAGCCGTCTCGACATTACCAGCACGGGTTCTGGTGAAACGCTCCGCGCTTTCACGCGCGTTTCGGGAGCGGGCGCTGCTACCGGCGGCACCGTCAACGGCGCTCACATCTCCCTGTCGGTTAACTCCGGCGGCTCGATCTCTGGCGCTGGTAACGCTCTGCGCGCCACTCTCGGCGCGGCTGCTGGCGTCACTGTCGGCGGCACGGTTGCTGTCCTCCAGCTTGATTCGGACCTCAACGCTACGGCGACGGTTCCGGCAGCCACTTCGTTCATCCGTGTCAACGACACGAGCACGACGAAGATTGGCAACCTGATGAACATCCCGGCTCCCTCGAACGGCACCATCTTTGCGACGCATACGACGCAAGTGATGACGCATTCGATCCGGATCGTGTCGGCCGCTGGCACCAACTACTACGTGATGTGCACCGATTCCGCCACGAACCGTGGTTGATAATCGATGAACATTACCGCTGAACTCCTGAAGGAAAAGATCAAGGAGCTTTCGGCACAACGGGATAACGCCCTTGCTGTCCATCAACAGGCAACAGGGGCGCTTATCCTAGCCGAGCATCTTTTGGAGCTTGCCCAGAAGGAACCCGTCAAGGACCAGATGACTCTTCAAGAGTTTGCTGAGGCCATGGGCGGGGTAAGTGCCGAGATCGTGGAGAACAACTCCAATGGCTGACGCAGTCGCTACTCAAATCCTTGTCGATGACACGCGACGTGCCGTCTTCAAGTTTACCAATATTTCCGACGGCACGGGTGAAACCGCTGTCGTAAAAATCGACGTGTCGGCCCTTACCTCTTATCAGGGTAAGGCCTGCACAAGCGTTGCCATTCAGACCCTTGACGCCATCACGGTAGGCATGGGCGTAAACCTTCTTTGGGATGCCACGACCGACGTTGTCTGTCTGACCCTTGGCGAAAACGACTTCGTGTCCTTTAACTTTTCTCGCTTTGGTGGTCTCACCAATAACGCCGGTACGGGAAAGACAGGGGATCTCTTGTTTACCACGGTCGGTGCGGGGTCTGGCGACAAGTACACTGTCGTCATGGAAGTCCTGAAGTACTACGGCTGAGGTGACGCATGGCCGCCCCATCCTCAGTAACGAAGACCGGTAAAAATGAGCCGTGGGAACTTCAAGTTGCCCGCGGCCAAATTACATGGCATCAGGCCGTCACGGTGTTTGGATACAACAGCGACGTTGATACGTCGGTTGAGACCGTATGGCCGCACGGGGGGGTCCTTCCGTTTCCTGCCGCTGCTTTGCAGTTGAGTGTCAGTTCCGGCAACGCTGCTGATACAGCAGCGGGTACTGGAGCTAGAACCGTATATCTTGAGGGTCTGGATGCGAACCACAATACAATCAGTGAAGTGATAACCCTTAACGGGCAAACTGCGGTAACTACAACAAGGTCGTATCTGCATATTAATAACTGCTATGTGCAGACTGCGGGTTCCGGCCATTCCGCTGCGGGAACGATTTATTTTGGCACGGGAACCGTCACCGCAGGCGTTCCGGCTACGGTTTATGACGTTATCGAGTTTGACTATAACGCGCGTGTTACCGGGAGCTACACGGTTCCTGCCGGGTACACGGCCTATGTGTCTCAGGGGCTGTTCACGTCCGGTCAGGTTTCCGGGTCAAACGCTGTGACTGGTCGCTTGGTGACACGCGGCACGGATGATATTCGCCTCACCGTTGCGGTAGTCACTGTCAATAACGGTGTTGCTGATTACGTATTTGAATACCCTCTCGTTGTCCCCGAAAAGACAACGCTTGAAGCGCAAGCTGTTGGGTCCGCTGCAAACAACGCCTGCTCCTCGATGTTCATCCTTGTCCTTATCAAGAACGATGCGGGGACGGCCTGATGAAAGCCTCTAACATCAAGCGCACTGGCGGCACGTTGACCTATCGGGGGGTTTCTTTCCCCGGTTTCAACAAGCCCCGTGCGTCTACCAACCCTAAGAAAAAGAAGATGGTCCTCGCCAAGAAGGGCGACGAGGTGAAGATCGTTCACTTCGGCGACGCCTCGATGGGCCACAACTACTCTGCCGAGGCCCGCAAGAACTACCTTGCTCGTTCTGGTGGGATCAAAGGCAAAGACGACAAGTTCTCCGCTAATTACTGGGCTCGTAAGGTTCTCTGGGCCGGACCCGGTGGTTCTAAGAAATCTCCACCCGGAGGGAGCCGCTTCAAATGACCGTTGGCCTTGATCTGATTTGGAACGTCATTCTGACACTGGTTGTTGGTCCAATTGTCTGGGCCATTGCCTATGTCAACAAACGCGCAGATCATTCTGACGCCACGGCGAACCAGATCTGGAAGACCATTGCTGAAACTCGGGAGACCATGGCTTCGTCCTATGTGACGAAGGCGGATCTCCATAATGATCTCAACCGAATCATGCAGCGGTTTGATCGGTTGGAAGAGAAGATTGACCGCATCTCAGGAGTGAAATCATGATCGGCCGTAAAGACATGAAACAGGAAACAATGACGAAGCGCATCCGCGACAAGGCTGCATCCAAGAAGATGATGTCGCCCCGCAAGAAGATGGACATGGGCATGTCGCCGGGTCCGGACATGGGCGCAGCTTCTGCTCCCCCGATGATGCCTATGGGCATGAAGAAGGGTGGTATGGCCATGAAGAAGAACTATGGCTCTACCGAAGACATCATGGGTACCGGCAAGACAAAGGCTGCGGCCAAGGCTGACTATGCCAAGAAGATGAAGTCAGTCGGTATGGAGCCCAAGTTCTCCAAGGGTGGCATGGCTAAGAAGCCCGCTATGAAGAAGGGCGGCATGATGCTGATTATCGGCATCGGCAAGAAACCCGGCATGAAGAAGGGCAAGTAAGATGAAGCCCAGCGAAGAGAACTCCATCGTTCCGAAGTTTATCCGCGACAAGGTCCGCGAGATGAAGCGGCGTGAGCGCGAAGAAGACATAAAGCGCAGCCGTGACAACACGCCTACTCAAAGACCCAGTTCTAAAGAGGACAGCAAGGCTCTTAAAGAGCTTATTGAAAAGGGTAAGATGCCGAAATCCTCTTCTGGACTTTCTAAAGAGGACCAGATCCAGCTTTATGGCTTTGATCCTGATACGGTCGGTACAGCCGCTGAAAACGATAGGATGCCTTCCGGTCCCCGTTCTCCTGCGAAGTCCGTTTCTCAAGATGTCTTGGAAAGCATGCGGGCGCAGCAGCCTCCTAGTTCTCGTCAACCCGCCGGAGGAACTCCGGTTCTTGGGGAAGAACGCTTTATGACTCAGCCTCCACAGTTCAGGGAAAGCGATAACTTTACGCAACCCTATGCTAAGGGCGGCCTAGTCAAAAAGAAAATGGGTGGCATGGTCAAGAAGGCAAGCAAGGGCCGTAGCCATCGCGGCGACGGCGTTTGCCAAAAGGGCTTCACCAAAGGGAAGATGTACTGATGGAAGACCAGTACCAAGGAGACGCCGGGGCTCCCCAAGAAGCCATGGTCCCCCAGACGGATCTTCTTGGTCTGGGTACTGCCCAGCAGCCGAACATGCTCGGCTTGAGTGCACCTACCGGGTTTAAGAAGGGGGGCCTTGTGAAAGCAAAGTCCTCCCGCAAAACTCGTCGTGGTGACGGCATTTGCCAAAGAGGCTTCACCAAAGGAAAGATGTACTGAGATGGTAGATACCCCTAGGCGGAAGTCCTACATAGAACTCTTCTTGGAAAAAGCCTCACAGAGCCAGACTCCCCTTGCGCGTTTTGGGCGAAGAAGCCTTGAAGGTTTTGCAAATATGGCGAAGATTCGTCCGAGCCGTCCTTCCTCCTCAGGTAATGTTCCACCTCAGGCCTCTAATACTTTCGACATCAATAACTTCTTGTCTCCAACGACCCCAAAG